CTTTAAATAACATTAATTCTTTTTCTATATTTTCTGTCATTGGGATAGAATTTATATCTGGTGTTTGATTTAGTTGTGAAATTACTTGTTTCTTTATTTTAGATGTTAATCCTATGCTATTTTTATTAGTTCCAATATTTAAATCCAAGTACATTCCAGCAAATAAAAATTTAGCTCCTGTTCCAGTTACTTCAATTTTTAAATTTCCAGCCTTTCTAGCTTCTAATAATAAATCAAAAATTTCATTATGCCGTATGACAGAAGTAGACCCATCATCAGCAATAATTGTTTGATACATGTTATCATCTATTGTAGAACCGCTAATTAATGTTTGTTTTATTAAATAATCTTCACAAGCTTTTCTTTTTTTAGCATCAGTAGAGGTTAGTAATTTTTGATATTTGTTAATTAAATCAAATTTATTTATTTTTGTTGCTATTCTACCGAGTAAATTACTTTCATCTATATATTTTCCAGTTTCATCTTTTTTTAATTTAGATGCTTTTTTAATCATCTTAACTATTTCTTTAGCTGATGTGTTTGTTTCTAATGTTCTATCTTTTAATATTTGAGATACTCTTTCTAAAACTTGTTTTGGATCCGCAAAGTCTGGTTTTTTTCCTGTAGTTAAGTTATACTTAGATGTTATTGTTGATTCAATAGCTTCTCTTGTTGTCTTTAAATCATTATGTATTTCTAAAACTGCATCATAAGATGTTTGATCTAACCCCATTTTTTGATCTACTAACTGTAAGAATCCTTCTGCTAATCTATTATCTCCTCCATAATTAGGAGTAAATAATTGATCCATTCTATCCAAACTAGCAATTGATCCTAATGTTATTTCATCTAGTTCTTTATATCTTTTTAGTCCAGAAGAAATTAAATATAATTTAGTGTTATTTGATTTATCTATCAATCCACCAGAAGATAACATTGCTTCAAAATCTTTTTGTTCTTGACAAGACATAGCTCCAGCACATCTAGCTTGCACAGCTTGTTTTAAATTTCCTAAAGTTGTTTCTTGAACTTTTTGGGTTCCTCTTTTCTGTTTAGATAAGTCTGCCATTGCAGCATTTTTATCAGTATAAATAAATTGTCTATCTGGACGATCACCTGTTTTAGCTGTACCGGGATCAGAAGAATTGTATGCACATGATGCATTTGGAAAAAATCTATTTATTACTCTTGATTGATATAACATTTCTCTCGCTATAAATTTTTTCACTTGAACCAAATCATTAACCACTAATGAATCATTTTTAAAAACTTCATTAATAAATGCAGATTCAACATCAGTAGGATCTTCACCTACCAATGCTAATTCATCTGCTATAGTTTTTATTGTAGCTATTTTTTCTTGTAAATAACCTGCTACAAATTGTGAAATTTTTCTTTTTTCTTTTAAATCTGATGTTGAATTATATTTTTTTAAAAGATAATAAAAATCAACTGTAGTCTCAGACAAAGCACCTTTTACTTGGCTTTTTGCTCCGCTATAAATAGTTTCTAATTTTACCCTATTTATTTTTTTACAATTTTGCTTTGCCATTTCTATAAGTTGTTTTTCATACTGACCTATTTTTAAAACAACCCCCTCGGAATTTTCTCCAGAACTAGATTTAAGCAAAAGATGAGGTTCTGCTCCAGCCACATAAAAAATAGAGGATTGGAAAGATTCACACGAAGAATCTTTATTTTTTATAGCAGTATCCACTAACAGATCGTAAGCATCTGCTGCAATATCAACATTTGCATCCTCTAATTTGTCTTTTACATAACCATTTATTTCAGTATTAAATGTTACTTTTGTTGCACGCTGTAATCTTCCATATATCGCAGTATTTGCAGACGAAGTAAATTTTTCTCCTGTGGAAGTTTCTAATCCTGATTTTTTAATATTACAAACTGGGGCATTAGGATTTTCTTTACAAAAGTTTTGTATTTTTTTAAATGCATTAAGGAGGGTATTTTGTGTTACATTTATTAATGGTACAATAGGTTCTTGTTGTACCAATGCTTCAGTAGGCGCGGCTTGTTCTTGTGATGCTTGCTCTTGTTCAGAACCTTGTGATTGTCCCCCTAATAAATTTGCAAACTCAGCAAAGTTCATAGCTCCTGCGGCACCCGCAGCTTCTACAGGTATACCTTTTCCTTTTCTAAAATCAGGAAATCCATTAAAAACTACTTTACCCGCCGACTTACCTTCTACAGCAACCCAAACATAAGAATCAGGTATTTCTTGCACTAATACTTTATTATTTGGAGGTTCTGCACTAGCTGCTGCTTTTGCTCTATTAATATAATCTTCGGCTTTAACTTTTAACTGTGGATTTATTTGAGCAGCCTCTTCGATATAAATTAATTTAAATTTCCTTTTTTTTAGATCATCAAAACTATTTAGTAATTGTTTAAAGTAATCCATATTATATTATAGTTCTAAGGAAAAATACCCAATCTAAAATATTTTAGATTGGGTATTTTTTTAATATTTATTTATTTCACTGAGGCTTTGTGATAGTTCTTATATCCATAGTATCAAAGGAGAACTTAACATCTATGGTATTAACTGTATTTGATTCAGAGTATTTTTGTTCTGCTATTGCATACTCCATAGGAAATACTCCCCAGAAGGTTGTTTCAGATATTGGAGTATTTTGCCCACTTAATTGACGCACTATTATCTTAGAAGTTTTAATTGAAGCAATTGATCTAGCTCCAGTCGCTGGAGTGTAGTATTGTCCAGTTAATGGATTAAAGACTGATTTGATATATTCCCAAAGATGAGCATATTGTGGGATTAATAATTGATTATCGAATGTAATTGATAACCCTTCAAATTTCATCTTTCCGGGATATTTAACAATATCATTTACCCTATGGATTTCAACCATGTCTATTTTTGGTCCATAAGCAGTTACTTTATTAACACCAATCTGTAGATCGCCTTCCTTGTAATCTCCTAGAGCAGGAATATTTCTAAAATCTACTTCAAATTGATATGATCTTATTGCATCAAGTGAAGTAGAAATTTTTAAAGGTGTTGGGCTTTCTGCATTTATCGCGCCACGGTAGTCAGAATAAGTTGCCATATAATCTCCTTATCAACCTATTTGTGCTGATTGATTTGTAAGGTTAAGTTCAAAGACTACGATTTCAGCAGTCTTAGTAGGTTTAATTAAAACCTTGCACCACATTTCATTTCTATCAATTCTTATTGGAGTGTTTGTTGTGGAGTCGCAAACAACTTTGAATTGTGTAATACCTCTTCTTTGAGCAATGTCAGCGAAGAATGGATTGAGTAAGCTTTCAACTCTTGCCCAAGTAAACTCATCATTAGGTTCGAATACAAGTCTTCTTGTTGAAGCCAAGATAACCTTTCTAATGTAAATCATCATTCTTCTGATGTTAACTCTATCCAAGGCTGAAGGATCTCTTTGGGCTGTTCTTTGACCAAAGATTGTTATACCTTGTTGAGCAAAGTTGACAACAGGGTTTATAACATTTCCGCCACTATACATTGTATCTCTATCACCTTGGTTGAGTTTAACTTCAACATCAGTGGGTTTAGTAAGTCTTCCACGGACGAATCCGGCAGGAGCAAACCAAGTTTCTGATACGCTATCAGTGAAAGCCATTTGTCTAGCAGCAAAGATTGTTGGATCATACCAACGATCCTTACCATCGAATGTGCTGAACACTTTCACATGAGGGAAATAGATTGCTGCATAAGAACTATTTATGGCAGCAGTTCTTGATCCAGCAGTGCTAGAAGATTTACCATTGGACCAATCTATAGCATCCTGTACTGTTCCTATTCCATAAGGAGGAGAAACCAACGCAAGGAAGTTTTGGCTTGTTTCAGCTAATGTAACGAGAGCATTTTGAACGCTTTGATTATAGACTCCGGGGATCAAAGCAATACTGATGTTTAGTAAATCATCATCTAAAGCATAGAGTCCAGTCTTAGGTTCTGTAGTAGCATCACCTATGAGAACTGTTGCTTTGCCATCAGTTGATGCTGGAATTCCATTATCACCACCAGCTAAATCGTAAGTACCCTCTACTGCTTTTACGAAGCGAGACTCTATGCAAGCAGCACCTGTAAATGCTCCGGGCTGAGTACCTTTTAGATTATCAAAAGATGCGCCAACCAAACCACTCACTTGGCTTGCAAAGTTATTGAGTTTCGTGACCGTTGCAATGTCTCCATTTTCAGCATACAAGTTTCCTTGGATATACTTAGATGTAGCATTAGTTGCCCCAGTATTAATTACATCTTCTAGGAATGCTCCACTTGCAAATAGTGATGCTTTAAAGTTTTCAGCTACAGCACCATTCTCATTAATATCTACAGCAAAGTTACCAGCACCCAAACCTCTAATGGTAATTGAGTTTCCACTAGTATCCCCATCAACAGTAGTTCCTGCATTGTAGCCTGCTCCGGGATATAAAGTCTCAACTAAGTAAGTTAATCCGCTAGCAGTCAACGCATCAAATGTTGCACCATAAACAGTTATGGATGATACTCCAGTTCCAGATGCTCCGAAACTAGTTGATCCAGTAGAGTGTCTAACAGGGAATAGAACCGCAGCCCCTGCCGTTCTTGCAGAAGAAGTCCAAGAAGTAACACTCAAAGAAGCTCCAGATCCTGCAAAAGACCCAACTAAAGCTCCAGATAATCCTAATCCAGTATCTGAATTGTTATCAAAAACACCAACAGCGTCCGCATCTAAAGAACCACCTATTACTTTCTTTAATGCTCTAGCTTGGCAAGCACCGGGATCTCCAGCAGTTAAAGTGCCTGATGGTATATTAAATTGTTTAGCAGAAGCAAATTGTTCTATACCAGCATTATTTTTTACTTGAATATCCAAGTAAATATTTTGTGTTAATCCATATTGATTACCAGAAACAATTACGGCTGGGCAAGCTCCAAAAGTAACTGCGACAGAAGCTTCCACTGCTGAAGCTGCTGCTGCTCTAACGAAATACATTGAGTTTGTTGTCTCCAGTATTTCTAATGAGCCTTCTAATCCTTGTCCATAGATGTCTTCACTTGGAGGGCCGAAAGTGTCTATTAATTGATTCTGGCTTGTTATTAATGTAGCTTCGTTTACTGGTCCTTTGGAGGCGAATCCAACAACACCAACTACGGAACTATTCAGAGATGGCGTGTACTCTGAAAGATCTTTTTCTATGACATATACACCGGGGCTAACAAAGTTTGGCATAATTATCTCCTATCAAGCGTTAACTATTTTGAGTATTCTTTTTTTTGCTAAATTTAATACTTGTTCGGTGATGTAATGGTCAGGAACAACTACACCTTCTCCGGGTTTTAACCATCTTTCATCACAACCTTTTTCAGTTGAGAAGAATATGGTAAATGATTGCAAGCTTGTGTTTTTTACTAGTTTCATAATTAACTCTCCTGATTATGTACTCTAATACAAATTATTTTTAGAAATATTTTTTTAAAATTCTAAATTTAATCTTTCTATAGCTCCATTTGAGGTTAAAATAAACTTAGGATTATTTAAATATGTTGATACTGTTACTGTATAACTTCTTTTTATTATCCTATCATCTTTATCTTCTGCTTGTAAATCTTGAGCAGTAGAACCATCCTCACCTAAATAAGCCTTTACTAGATTATGCCCGGGAATACTTAAATCAGCATCTGGATTAAATTTTAATCTAATTTGTTCTACTATTTGATCTAAGTCTGATTTATACTTACACCAAACATTAACATTGTAAGTTATTTCTACTGGAACTGGGGCTAAACTTAATATACGAATCGCTCTATTTTTTACAGGGTCATACTTAGTTTCATGTATTAATAAGGTTTTGTACCTAGATCTAGCACTATCTAAGGCTGATTTTTCTTGGGATACAGAAACTATGGGTAATATAATATTATTCTCTTGTTGTATTTTTGCTATGGCTCTTTCTGGATTTGCATAAATACATTTAACATTAACTATATTATTTTCATCATTGATGCAAACCAAGTCAGAGAAAAAGTTAATTATAGATCTTAATAATTCTTTGTATATTCCTGATATGGTCGATTCTTTTTTTGTTATTTTTAGTATCTCATTTCTAATATAAGATTCTCTAGTTAAATAACTATCACTTCTACTACTTAAAGAACCTATCTCAGTTTGTCCAAGTATAGATTCATTGCGTAAAATAATTTCAATTCCTGAAGTACTCATTCGTGGCTGTAACCTCCTAATGGATCAGAAATTTTATTTAAAGGTGTATCAACTGTTTCAGTATTATCCCTCAGTAATTTAGCATTACAAACTAAGTGATAAACTCCGTAAGCCTCAAAAGAATCTTCAACTACTTGGAAGATTTGATATTTTTGATTTTGGAACAAAGGTTTAATTACATCTCCGGGAATTACTGATCTACCTAATTTTCTTTCAATATAAGATTTATTAAAAGTAAATATTTGATTACTGTTTAATTCTACACCAAAATTAGTTAAATTTTCATTAAGTGCTTCTGGTTCGTAATGGCCGTGAACTAGTATTGGAATCTTTGACAATGGTTTATTTCTGGATTCCATATAAACAGGATCAAAATCAACTGATTGATTATACTTGTAGAAGTGCATTTTACTTCCACCTAATTTGATTAATTCATCATCTACTAAATTAAATAAGTTGGTATCTGGATTGTTTTGATCAAATAAACTTAACTCCGATTCTTCCGAGTCTATATCTGGAAGTTCTGGGAGTTTAGTAGTAATTTTGAAATTATCTTTTTTATTTGTCATTTATCAGCAGTTCCATTTTCTTAATGCTTTATTTATTCTGCTGTTTGGATCATTAGCAGTTTTACTAGAAGTTAATCTTTTTTTCATTCCACCCATTCTAGCACAAAATGATTTTCTTCTCTTGGCAGATTTAGAACCCTTTTTTAATTTTGAAGGTTTTGTTGTCACAGCCATAGAAAGTTTTGATCCCGGATTAGCAGCACGGTAGGAAGCTATTCCTTTTTTATTTAATCCACCCTCTGGATTTTTTCCTTCGCTTCTTTGCCAAGCAGGTGTACCTTCTATTAACTGCATAAAAAAGTTAGAATATATTTCAATTGAGTCATTCATTTTCTTTTTTCCCTTTGCAAAAGTTGCTACATTTGTTGGTTTAGGACCTGTATTCCCCGCTGCTCTTTTTCTTTTTACTGCTGATTTTCTTTGACCTTTAGACATGGAATGTGCTTTTGCTAAAGGCACGCATTTAGGATACCCTTTACGCTTCTCCCCTTCTTGCCTTCCGCATGGCTTGAACCCACCACCTTTTTTAGGTGCTCCGATGTCAACCCATTTTTCAGCAACCCATTTTCTCAAGTCTTCATTTATATTCATTTTTTCTTACCCCCGGGTTTAACCTTCCCCGAGCAAACTGCTGAAGCGTACATGTTTGCGTATGCAGAAGGGTAAACATCAAACTTGCGTTTAGCAGCAGCCTTACCTTTAGCACAAAGTTTTTCTATTAGTTGAGTTCCGTAATATTCTGTTGATGAATCTTGTCTAGATTTCTTTTTTCCAAAAGGACCTTTAGGACCTAAAACAGGCCCACCTTCTTTTGGGGAGCGACTCGTTATTGGAGGTTTTGGTCTGGGCAAATCTTTTGGTTTTGGTTTTTCACCTTTTGGACCCATCGCAGCTTTTCTTACTTCTTTCCAAAATGGACTTACTTCATTTTCCTCATTTAGCAACTTCCCTGCTAACTCAACTGATTCTCTGGCTTTAGATAAAGCTATTGCTACAGCTTGCTTCTGAGCTTTCTTAGAGCTTGCAGGTTTGCTTGTACCAATAGTTCCTTTCTTCTTATATTTTTTCATCATCTCTTTGATGTTACTACTAACTACTTTTTTACTTGATCCTGATTTTAAAGGCATATATCACCATACTGTAAATGTTGGGGGTTCTTCGAATTCGCTACGAAGTTCTTCTTCCAAAGTTTGTTTTTCTTGTTGGCTTGCTTGTAACAAAGCAGTACCATTCAAATTAGCTCCTCCACCGGGAGATGGAATTGAGTTATACTTTCCTCTTATTTCCCCAAGTATACCTTTGGCTATTGCTAATGCATATTTTTGTATCCAATTTCTATACGCAGGGTGTATTGTGTTTGTATCAATTGCTCTAAACTCTAAAATAACTTTTTCTCCATTTATTACTGGAGCAGGATATATTTGCAATAGATTACCGTTTATTAAATCAAATGCACCTTCTTGACCTAAAACTTTTTTTGCTAGTTCTAAGTGTGATTGCATCAAATAAAAATCTCCGATTCTAAAATCACCATAAATAAAATTATCTTGGAAATATTTTATAAAAAAATCAAATTCCAAATCATGTGTTGCTTGTTGTAGTGTTAGTAATGTTTTTCTATGAACAACATAAGTTAGATTATGTGCTATGTGTGGAGGAAGGATGTATTGATTTATTCCAGCAGATGCCTCAAATGCTGCAAACTGCCTGTTCCAAAAAGGTGCATGGTAAGAAAACTTATTTATAGATTCTTCTATGGAACTTTTTAATTGAAAAGAACTTAACTCTACTCTTACAACAGGATGCCCTAATCTAGCTAAGATGTAATCTCTTATAGATAATTCAAATCTGTTAAATTCAACACCATCTTGTAGAAGTCCTGTATTAAGTTCTTCAGTTTTTATTTCGCCATTGGTTATAGTATCTGTTAGTAACCTACCTCCATAGGTTCCAAAAGAATCACCGTAACCCAATATCTTTGGCTTGGCTATCACTGGTGTTGACATCTTCTACAACTCTTTTCTTTTTTAAGTCTATGTTTATTTTAGGCTCTAAAATTAATTCTATAAAAGGTGAGTCCACTTGATGAGAAGCTTCAAAAAATTCTCCCGGTCTAATTTCAACTATTTTATTATTTATACTTAATAATTGATTCCATTTACATTTAGATCTATATTTAAACATAAAACTCCCTAATATATATAGGTAAGAAAAAAGAGGCAAGGAGTTTTATTTCCTTGCCTCTTTTAATTTAGTTATTTAAATCAGAGAGTATTACCCCACTTCTTAGTTACCGCAACGAAGGGGTAAGTAAGGAAGTTGAGTGAGGGGCCTACGATTCTAATTACACGGTAGAATCTTGTGTTAGGCTCGATAGAAACCTTACCATAACGGGTGAGGATACCCTTTCTTGGTTGGAAGCTATCGGGATCAGTTACTGTTGGCAACTGTTGTAGTGGGATATAAGGAGCATAGATGTAACCAGCATCCATGGCGTTTGAACCCTTATAACCAACCATTATCTCGTCATCTGGGAACATTGGATCTACATAGAGATCGTAACGACCCATGAACTTGCCTCTAAATTGAATTGAGTTATTGGTGATATTGGTAGGACCATCTTCTCTAGCAATTCCACCTTCCAACTTAGCAGCACTCTCAAGTAGTGATGCAACAACAGGTGAAGTTAGCAACCAACTACCGGGACCACGCATTGTAGTCTTGTAGATGTCTTGAGCAGCAAAGTTAATTACTGCCAATAGGTTTGCATAAACTTCTCCGAGGTGACGGGGATTAAGTGTGCCAGTGAAAGCACCAAAGTCTACTACAAAAACATTTCTGTTGCTTGGTAGTGCGCCAAACTGATTAGCTGTGGCCGTAGCATTCAATCCAGTGAAATCATATGTAAACTGTCCGGGAACAAAAGTTCCTGTTGCACCAGTATCTCTGTTAGCAAGACCATCAAAAGTACCAAAGTTTAGATAGCTGCTATCCATATTTTGTAATGAAGCACCACCTAGCTTTGTAGTTGCATCATTACGGTCAAATCCATAAGCAATCATACGCAAATCTTCGATTAGCTCACGGTCTATCTCCAACTGTAGTTCTTTTGAAAGAAGATCAGTTAATTCTCTTTCAAGATCTAGGTTGTGGTAAGCCTTGAGGTCTTGGGATGCTTCAAGAGTCCACAATGCACGCATCTTACGAGTACGAGCAATGACAGCCTCTTGTTCAATGTGCATGGTTAGTTCAGGAATACCTGTACCATTTAGACGCTCACCTGCACTCATTACCCATCCGTAAGTTGCGGATGCAGTTGGGAATGCAGCAATCTTACCGCCCATTGTGCCTGAAGGAGCACCATTACCAAAAATTGCTGAAGCTGAGTTTGTTTGTAACACATTTGATAGGTCGAAACCAGTTACAGCAACATCACCATCAAGACCAGTGCCTGTTCCAGCAGTTGATCCTGTGTAGAATGTACCAACTTCTCCAGCATTTACAGAGTTTCCAGAAGTTGAACCGATTGGGTTTGAGGTCAAACCACGGTAGGTCATGTTAAACTTGCTGTAAACAGTCTGAGCTTCATTTGTACCATACTTACGGCTGTGACCTAAGTAGAATACTTGGCTGACTGGAGCTTGCATTGGCTGAACGCCCACGAAGTTCTTAGCAATTAGCTCAGGGAACACTCTTCTTACGAGTGGGAAAGCAAACTTAGCGAAGGTTCCTAGGTGACCAGTTGTGGTGGTTCCTGTTGAAATATCTTCACGAAGTTTGTCTTCTACTATAGCCTTAGCTTGGTTTTCTAGAAGTTGGGCTGTTACTCTACGGTCGTAGTCGTTATTAATGCCTTCAAGTACAGGCCCCCACTTCTGCGTTAATTTTTCATCATGAATATACATTGAGTCCATTTTTTAAATCCTAATCAACGAGAAAAAGGCATTAATTTCATAGCCTCTGGGGATAAGAACGGGTTACCTACCTGTTCTCTAATAGAGACTGGTTTTTCTGATTCAGAAATAAGTACAGCCTTCTCAGAAGAAACAAATTCTTCATCTCTAGAGGCTTCTAAATTTCTCACATTTTCAACCAATCTCATTCTGTCCTTTTCAAGCTTTCTCGTCTTTTGCTCGGAAAGGTTTACTTTGCTAGATAGAACTTTAATTGTATTTTGTAATTTTTCATTCTCTAGAACTAGCTTGTTAATTTGCTCAGATAGAACATCAACTTCCTCTTGTAGTTCGGAGGATTGCTCTTTCATCTCATTAACAACGCTCTTTTCATCTTCTTCAGAAAGTTCTAGAGTCATCAAAGTTCTAACGGATTCAAATAGTTTTGCGTTTCTGAAAACTTCGTTTTCTTCTGCTAACTCAGTAATAGCTTGTTCCTTTAATTGATCTATTTTTGTTCTTAAGAAAGCATTAACTTTTGCTTCTAATAAACTAATTTTAGATTCAACTTGTTCATTTATTACTGAATCAACTAGGGTAAATATTTTTTCTACTGTGGATTCATCTAATCCTTCAGGTAAAATCTCTGCTATATTTGTTAACTTTTTATCCATGGAAAATGCTCCTAGCTTTAAATAGATACTATCTATGTTATAATTTTTTAATTTTTTTTAAAAAATGTATTAGTTAGTATTAACTCCGGTTTAATAAATACTTTTCAAATTTTAAAGTCTTCTTTTTAGACGGTTAACTAAGTTATTAAAGGCCCCACTTTCTGCTATTAATTTTCCTATACCTATGTAAGCCTTAGATGAAGTTTCCATTTTTGCCTTCATTGCAGCTTCTTTTTCGGCTTTCATGCGTGCGCGGTCTGCCTTCAATATGACAGCCAATTCATCTCTTGTACCTTGATCCTCTAATCCTGCCTGTCTAGATGACAACCCTCTTCCCATTCCTGCTAATCCAGATGCTATTCGGGTTGCCTTAGCATCCATAGCATCTCTAGAGGCTCCTTTTATTTTTGGATTTTTTAACTTCCTGTTATAAGAGGCTCCTCTAGCGGCTCTAATCGTTGCTAACGCCCCCCCTAAAGTTCTTTGATTTCCACCCTTGTCAAAAGTTTCTTTAGGTGTTGGGGGTGCTTCTGGGGTAGGTGTTGGGGGTGCTTCTGGGGTAGGTGTTGGGGTAGGACGGGGAGTATCAAATATAGGTTTTCCTGCATATCCAGCGTCAAAACCTTTTTTAGCTGCACCATAAATACCTCCTAGACTCTGCCCTATTTTACCAAATAATCCGGGTTTTTTAGGTGCTACTGCTGTGGCTGCTGGTGCTGCTGCTGGTGCTCCAGCAGGAGGGTCTGCAAAAAATGCTTGCCCTGCACGCTTGACTCTACCTTTTAAGCTTTCAAAAGCTTCATCAATATTCTCATTTTCTTCACTTAATTTTTTTTTTAAAAAAGCTAACTTTTGCATCTTTTTTAGATTTGTTTTAGCTTGCTTCTTGCCCTTACCTTTAATAGATTTTTTACCTTTTCTCTTTCTTAGCATAGCTAAATCAGAACCTTCAATTTGACCATCACGATCAACATCTAAGTTTTTTTGTTTACCAATCAGTTTTGCTTCATTATATTGTGAGTAAGCTTCATCAAATCTTGCTTTAAGAATCTTTACTAAATTAGATTCTTTTTCTAACTTTTGTTTAGATTCATTTATAAACTTAGATTTCTTTGATTCAGTTAATTCTGGATAGGCTCCTCGTGTTGAAGGGTCAGCAACCAAATCAAATGTAATTAAATTAAAGTCTTCATTGACTATCTTCTTACCTTCTGAGTTTTCTGATAAAGTCCCCATTCCTCTCGATGATATACCTATTTTTACACCACCATTAATTAAGGCTCTAGCAGTAAGACCAGCAGGAGTATTTAAAATTTCTGCTTCTCCAATAACCTCATTACCCTTCATTTCTAGCTTGGTTATTAGGTGTGATGCATTAGATAACTTAACAGTATCATTAGTAGGGTGGTCTAATTCTCCACAAAGTCTTCTGCCTTCAATCAAAGGTTGAAGTTTATCTAGTTGTTTATTTAAAACATTTTGGGGATAAATTCTACCATTGCTATTAGATTCTTCAGCCCTTTGGAATACCCCACGAACGCGCATGGTCTTCCCTTCAGAACCTTCGTTTATTATTTGTAATCTCTCAATTAAAAATACATCAGTTAATAGCATATTATTTTACTCCGAATTTCTTTTTCAAACTTCTACTTCCATATTTAGAAGCTAATTTTTTATTTCCTTCACCATATCTTAATTTTGTTCGTACAGAATGTTTTTTTATTGAATTAAAACTAGAATCAGGTGTGGAACTTCCGGGACTAAACCCTTTTGCGATTTTACCTCGACCACTCTTAGCACCCCATTTTCCCTTAGATACTACATATAATCTATTTGCAGCTTTAGTACTAAAAATGTCTCCATAATTAGCTTGGTCTAAAGCTTGTTTTATACTCCCATAAGTAGTAACTCTAGCTTTTGTTGGTAAGTGTTTTTCTTTTTTAGTACCTTCCCTAGATGTATAATAAGATCTACCCGCCTCTGATCCACGGGCTTCAAATATCATTTTTATTTCATCTAGAATTTCAACTAAATTCATTTCTTACCTTTAAATTTCTTTAATTTTTGAGCAAAAATTAAAACAGCATCTGAAGATTTTTTATTTCTTCCAGATGGCTCTGCTACTTTAGGTCCACTCATTGAACATCCACAACATCCACCAGTAGTCATTTCAAGAAGTTGTTTAACATCTTCTAATAAAGTAATTAATTTATCTGCTTTTTCTTCAGTTATTAAATTTACTTGTTGTTTGTTTTCTACTATGCTTTGTTTAGGTTTAATATCTGGTTTTTTTGTTTGTATTTTTTTTCCTAATACTTGGGACATAAACTCTTCTGGAACTACCGTTTCAGAAATATCGAGTTGCTTTTCAACTTCAGGAGTTTTAGTTACAAACTTTTTAGCTTTTTGCGGAGTAGTCATTTCATTCATTATCAACTGCTCCGCAAAAGAACCTATGCTAAATCCAGATTGTTTTAAAGTAGTCATAGAATAATCTAAAAATTTATATAGCAGCCAAGTTTTTTATACTTGACTGCTTAAAAATCAGCAAGACTTCTTGCCCTTCATAGGCATTTTCATTTTGCCTTTTGCAGGCTTCTTAGACATCTTAGCTTTTTTTCCGGCTGGGGTAGAGGATCCATATCCACCCATATCGCCTTCTTCAACTACATCATCAGACTCTTCTTCATCATACTCATCATCCGAAATCTCATCGTCTGAATCTTCTTCGGAATCCTCATCTAGCATCTCTTCTGATTCCAAAAGAACTTCGTTTACACATTCAGCTATGATTGATTCTAAATCTTCTTCACTTTCATTGATGCTGCTAAGACGATCTAAAACATTAGCTATTATATGTAAATGCTCTAGAACTCTTTCTTCATCTATGGCTTCAGGTAGGAGGGAAGTGCAAAGTGGGCAAACATGAGTTTCCCCTTCTTCAACAACTTCTTGCTCTTCTGAATCTTGGATTTGCTCGTAACCTTGAGCATCAACAGCTTCTTTGAGGCTTTGTTGGCCCTTTTCAGCCTTGCCCTCATTTACATTTAGGCCAATTTTTCCCCAAGCGGCTGACTCAAGGAGCTTATTACGAAAATCATCATTTAAATTAATATGTTGCATGGCTTATCTCCATTAAAAAATGTAAGCTCTAAACTTATGTAGCATCCTTCTTTAAAATAATATAATTTTTTATTTTTTTAGTATGCTTTTACATTTAACCCGTTATTGGTATATAAACTATCTGATTCAGAATGAGGTGAAGACCCATGCTCGGGTAATCCATCCTCTTCAACTACTATAGGAATATTATTAATAAATACTTTACTAATATTATTTGGATTTTTAATTATTGCAGGATAAGTAGCAGTCGGGTGAGGTTTAGTTTCATCCCCTTCAACTACAACTAACTTTTCACTTATAAAAACATTATTTTGATTTTGTACCAGTTGTTCAGCCCCACAGGTAGTTCGATCAGTTTGGACTATTAAAGAAAAAGGCATATTATTGTAATGGTTTTATTTGTTTAATTGCTGAAGTTAATATCTTAGCAGGCTCAGTTTGTGTTGGCGGTTCTATGTATTGACCACTATTCATTGATCTAAGCTGTGGGTAAGAATCTTCAGTTGCTGCTGCTCTTCTTTTTAATAAAGCAGTTTTATTTAAATAAGCATCCCCAGAGTATTTAGTAACTTCATATATTTGAATATTATCTACAGCACCAGATTTTATTCTTTCAAATATCGTCTTATTAGCTGGAGATGATATAAATTTATTAAAGTCTGTAAAAGGTAGTCTAGAGAAAACATCGAAGGTTGTTAAACCTCTATCTAAAACATAATTAGAATTTAATTCACTTATAATTTCTTTAATTTTTCTTAGTGGTGTTTTTGGTCTAACTGTAGATTTATTTTCATCTTTATAACCTGACCTAAAGAAAGTGCTACTTGGATCAAAAATAACTTTTCTTGCATCTAGCTCATATTCACCTATGACATTAGGATCAGGGTAAGTAGTCGTTAGATCCACAAATTTTGTAGTCGTAATATTGGCATCATATTCGCTCTTGTCAATACTTAGTTCGTAAATTAATTCTCTAATATTAGTTCCGTTAGTTTGGAATTGAATAAGTTCTGATTGTATATCAAATGGATTATTCTCTTCCTTATTAGTTGGGAATAATAAAATATACCAAGGTAATTGCCGTACTAGTAATGGAACATTTTTATTTGTTTTTCTTGCATGTCCGTCAAATCGGATATCTTGTTGCTGTAAATAAATGTGACCAGATGACACTACATAATCAATAAAAACATCATCAGGGTGTACTGGGAACATGTAATGATTTGCTTTAAATTTTACATATTCATTAATAGCACTTAAATCTTGTTCAGTACTTATGGAGCAAAGATCATATCTGGCTTTTGTAGTATCAATATATTCAGTCGTTCTAATTGTTTCTACAGTCTCTGTTTTTAATTTTAAGAAATAAACATTTTCCCTTTCACCACTTAAAGAATAATTATATTCTAAGTTAGATGTGTAAGGTGAGGATACTGTTAAAATTATAGAAGAATCACCATTCAATAATTCTAAAGCAATCATCTTATCTATATCACGAATTAAATAAGCATGATCCTTTTCTGTATCTAAATAAATTCTTCTTTGATTTACGCCAAGACCAACTTCAATATAATCTCCATCGGAAATTTTTAAATTTGCTCTACCAATTACAATATCATCATCATTAATATAATATTTTCTAGGTTGACCATCAACCTCTACTGTTAATGATTTTTCTAAATCACTTGCTAGAACTTTTATCAGTGGAGTTATTTTAGCAGTTCTTCCTGTTGATTTAGTTTCATCTAGAGGAATTAAATTATTTTCTAAATATGCAAAAGCTTTTAAAGTATTTGCTACTTGATCTTGAGTTTTTTCAGGTACAATTGTTTTTGCAGTTCGATTCTCAGCTAACTTTCTATAATAAGAAATATCAAAAGTTTCTATGGTTCCATTAATTAACTTCCTACGAATCACATCTAAGAAATAATCCTTACCTATTAAATTACCTAACTGATCCGTAATGTTTTCAAATATTCTTATTACACTTGGTTTTAAGCTTTTTTCTATATTATAAATTGTTAAATCCGAAGAGTAATAAGATCTCCAATCTTCAGATGTATTATTTTTATCTAAATAATAAGCAATAGATTCGTGAATTGTGTTAGAAAATAAATTAGTTAGTTTAAAATTATAAACAACTGCTTCGTTGTAGTCTGTAGTTGGGGGTACATAAACTGCAACTGCGGGGTCTAGATTAACTACTCCAGCTCCAGCATTTTCTGGTAATTCATAGAATGGTCTAGTTCCAACATTTATATCAGCAGGGTTTTGATTTGAAGGATTATTATTTCCTGTAAAAATAACTTCACCGACAGTATCCGCGTCTGGTAATCTTTCATTAAAAATAGGTCCATTATCATCTGCCCCACCATCATCTAAAATTACAGGCTCTGTTTGAATACCCGCTCCAACAGAAGTTGAATTTACAGGTCCATCATTATTACAATAATTTCTACATGATTGGAAAGTTAAATGATATTCTGGTCCTTGAGCTTGTGTAGGAGTTGCAATAGTGGATATACAAGCATTGTTTACACATTTAAAATAATTTCTAACTTGAGTAGGGTCTGAAATTATTCCACCCCCTGATTCTCTTTGAGAAAGACCTCCTAAAACCTGTCTAGATAATCTATCTACTTCAGCAGTATTAGATTGGCAACGCAATCGACACTCAGTTAAAGTTGTAAAATATCCTTGAGCTTGCGCGAAACTTAAAGTAGTAGTCATACCAGCACAAGTTCCAGTACTCTTATTACATTTAAAGAAAGTTGATATTGGGTCAGGTCTATCTCCAGCCGTGGATAAAGTATCACCTTCTTGTCTAGCTCTACAATCTGATTCACATTGTGCCAAACTTCCGTATGTCCCAGCAGTTTGGTTTTGTGGTACTGTTAATTGTCTACATTTACCATTGATTGTATTACAAGAATATCTTTGCACTAAAGGAACTGGTCCTCCAGTAGTTGAGGGTCCATCTATTGGTGTTGTTCTAGGTCTTGAACAAACGGCTTCACAAGCTTGTAAATTTTCAAATGCCCCGGGTGGTTTTGAAGTTGCTCGGCGCTCTACGCAGCCCCCAATTAAAATAGTCCCTCCTGTGGATGCGTTTTCTCTTATACATACATAATAAGTTTTTACTTGAGGAATTGGAGTTCCTCCAGTTTCGCCCAAAGGTCTAGGTTCTTCAGGACATACTGGTTCACCTAACTTTCTTTCACATGGTGAACCATCATTGGCAGCGCAATTACTATAAGGTGCAGAATTTACAACTAAACCTGCTGGTAAAACAGAAGCACATTCAGGAAAAGTTCCATCAGGTCTTCTGTTTACCTGCGTTAATTTACATTCTCTATTGTAGATAATTGCACACCTACAACCTGCTCCGAATTGAGGGCAGGGAATAGTTCCTGTGGATGGAGTTTGAATACAAAATCTACAGGTTTTTGTTATAGTGGTAGTACCCCCAGTTTCACTTGGCCCGGGTCCGGGAGTTGCTGGTCCGGGTCCTGTTGGACCTCCGGGTGTGCTTGGTCCGGGACCGGGAGTTAAAGGACCAACTCGTTCCCTATCTCCACAATCTTCTTCTATTTCATCTCTACATAATGCTTGGCATGTTGCTAAAGCATTAGGTTCACATCCATAGAATCCGGGTCCGGGTCCAGTAGTTGGCGGGTAAACACACCTACCTAAATCACGATCAAATGTACCTTGTTGGATTGAATGTACGCGACATTCTCTATCTTGCCTTATCCTACATCTACATAATGGATTATTAGGGGGTGTACAAGGAAACCATCCAGTTGTTGGGTTGCCAGTATTTACACAATGATAACAAGTTCTTGGTGGACAAATTTGATCAGTAGGGCCTCTAGTAGAAGGTCCGGGTCCTGCGGGGCCGGGAGTTGATGGTCCGGGTCCTATTGGAACGGGAGTCGCAGGCCCAGTTGTTTCTCCGGGGCATATTGGAGGACCTATGACATCAGCACACCATGGAGCATTACAGGCTTCAGTACTATTCAAAGAATAACCTAGTAATCTGTCTCCATTAGGGCATAATCCACCGAAGGTTATAGGGGGGCATTGTTCATTAATAGCAACGGTGCCACCATTATATATTTGACAATTTGCTGATTGAAGTAATGGGCAAGTACATCCCGGTCCATATTGTGGACAAGGAACCCGTTGCTCATTTTCCTCTTTTATACAACATAAATAATATAAGCAAGGTTGTTCTGGACAAACAATCTGTACCCCGTCTCTACAAACTGAAGCACAAGCAGGTTCCGATTGAAACTCATTTACAGGGCAGTTAGTTGCCCCGGGCAAATCTGGAACCCAAGTTTCTTTTCTTTCACAAAACCGATCTGTAATTAATCTACATCGACATGGGCCATTTGATACTGGAGTGCCATCTCTTGCACAACTAAATCCTTCTGGATCAGTTGCAGGACGCTCTTTACATACCCAGCAAACTCTTAGAATTAATCTAGTTGGTGGTCTATCCCTAATAGGTCCTTTAGGTCCCCAAGGTTCACCATCCCGTCTTCTTCTCCTAGGATGCCTTTTAGGAGTGACTGGAGGCTCTCTATCTCTACGGTTTCCGGGTCCTTGACCGGGATAAAATTTACCGCACTCAAAGGATGGTGTTTCAGTCACTTATCATGCTCCGTTAAGTGAAATTAATGGATTGGATGAATTTAAATTGGCATAGTGATATGATGCACTATTTTGAGATATACCAACCATTCTCCATTTAATTGTTGGGTATGTGCATTTTCCTACTTTAACATTTCCTAAAAATCCTGCGCCACATGTTGGTACGGCAGTTGGTTCAGAATACAATATATCTCTTACTGGAACAAGAAAAGATGCAAATCTTTGGCTGTCTCTATTTCTATGAGGAAGTAAATCTTGTGTAACCCCTGTATTTTTCATATGATCTACTGTCACAAAGCCAACATAAATTGTAAATTCATTAAATCCTTTTTCAACCCAGATTCCTGTATAGCCAGCTAAATCTTGTGAATTAGGATTATTCAATCCAGATCCTCTATATGTTAACCCTATGCTATTTAAAAATTCTGCGTCAACATGATAATCTAACATCCAAGAAGGTCTATTAAATAGAATTCTTTTTGAAATGTACATAAAATTAACTTTATGTTGACCCATTTCATTATCACCACTACCTGTTTGAGATATTTCTGTATTTGTAAAATTATTTACTCTATTTGGAACTCCTCCTGCTAAAGTTGTTCCTGCTGAATTTACAGCCTCCCTATAGCTTCCAGATTTTATGAATAAATCTGCTCCATTTAAATTTGAAGGCGTTGCTTGGTGAGATATTACTGGAGTTATTCTATCGTTTGGATAAACTCCTTTGTTTTCAAAAGTACCATCTAAACACCATCTAGAAATATCCCAGTCTGGGTAAGTTGGAAAATCTAAAAGACCAGTATCGAAATTACCATATCCATATCTTGATTGGATATAATTTCTAATATAAACATCCGAATCATTAGTAGGTTCATTATCGCTAGCAAACTTTTGTTTGTAATAATGGAACAATGCCCCCTCTGTTCCATAATTTAATCCACCAAAAACATAACCTGTGGCTAAAAGTTTACCATTATTTAAATCTTGAACTTGTGTAGAAGTTTGTATTTCAGAAATTTTAGTGGTTACAAATTCTGTAACTCTCTTTAATTCTTTATCTAAAACACTCTTACCAACAACTGGATTAGCTAATGATATTTGTGGGACTGCTGCTGCTAATCCCGCTCTTTCATTATAAGTAAGTTCTGTTGTTCTTAGGAGAGGTCTAATATCAATGACATCTTCTTGTGCAATAACTCGGGTTCCTGCAATTTCTTGTGAGTCGCCATCAACAAAAATATAAGCAACAGGTAAAATTGATTGACCAACTAATTCGATTGCATTGTCTTCTAAATCTTGAGAAAGTAAAGGAGATAGATTTAACAAATCGTCTGGAGAAGGGAACGATCCTTTTACTGTAAAAGATTGTTCTGTTCCTGATGATTGTAAGAAGCCAATATTATCTGCGGATTGGTCTGCAACACTCCCAAGGATCATTGGGTTTCCTCCTGAATCCAAAGCACTTTCAGGAGTATATTGTGCTGATGTTTTAGGTTGGAAGTTCATTCCTATTCCAGCACCACGAACAATGCCTAAAGTTGGAGAAGTTATTTGAGTAACAGTTCCATTTTGTAAAATAGAAACTCCAGAAGCATCTACTGGTTTTGAATAAATGAAAACCATGTCAATTCTGTGAGTTGCATTTAAAAATTGCTTATCCCCATTTTCATCTGTATAAAAGAAATCTTGTTGTGAAAATGATGGAACTTCTATACTTAATTCTTCTGGAACATCAACTATGGCCGTTCTAGCAACACCTCTCCATCTCTTTATTAAATGGTTTTCTAGTGTTGGTAATTTTGCGAATCCTATGGCTAAACTAGTTGGGTGGTTAGTTGGAAGCACATAAAATCCATCTGTATTTACTGAATCCTTATACCATAATAAAACTTGAGAATATACAAAAGGTCCTAATAATCCAACTCCACCTATTCCAGCATATTCTAATGCATCAGTTGTTAATCCTGCATAATCTGTTGGTGTATCAATATCCCTAGCAGCCCAAGTAAATGCTCTTTCAGCAAGACCATTCATGTGCAACGCACTTGAAGCAACTGTTTGTTTTAATTTATTTAAACTATTTATTACTAAGGTATTAAAATTATCATTAGTACTATTTAAATTATAAGTTTTATAGATTTCAGTATCTTGTAATTCTTGCCCAACTATTTTCAGCAAGTATTGTAAAGGTTCATTTCCAATGTCGTTAATTCTTGCAGAGTATCTTCCGGGTCTTACACGAACTACTCTATCTCCTCCTGTTGCAAAAGGTCTTAATTCATCAATATCTTTTCTAGTTATCTCTAATGTTCCTGCTGTTGGTCGATCTATTGGACCTCTATTATCTCCTCCATTGGTATTTGTAGATGGGGGGCCTCCTGTCTCTGGTCCAACTCTTCTCCCTCCACCTAATTTTCTCAATTGATCTCTTAGCCAAAGACAGTTTTCTTGAAGTTGTTTAATTGGTATGTTATCTACTTCAAAGTAATAAGGGTCGTTAGCTTTAAAATATCTTACAGGTTCCGTGAACTTGTATTGGCTATCTGAGAATGTAAATTTTGCCATATCAATTATCTCTCTTTAGATCAAAAACATTTGCAGATTTAAATCCGTATATGGTCGCTCCGGGATTAGATTCGCTAAACTCTTCATCAGTTCCAGCCTTATAAATTGTTACCCTTTTAGGTCTACCTCCCATACCTACAGAGCAATTTTTAGCATTAGCGAATAAATTTGCAGCAGACTCATCTATAATTACTTGGCCCGGATCATCTTCTAAGAATTCTTTACAGTAGTAATATCCTGAGGGGTATAAAGAATCAGGAACTCCATCTCCATTAGAGTCACGACTTAATTTCAATAAATTGGGATGTATAGAACTTAATTCAGGACTCGTTGTAACTGCGGAAACCGCCGCTGACAAACCATAACCTTGTGCAAATATTTGATATACTGCCCCAAAGGTTGCACTAAAAGATCTACTATACTTATTAGTTCGATAATCCAAAGGACCATTTTCATAACCACTTAAATCATGAGCTAAATATTTGCATTCTGATTTTGGTGAGAAATATAATCTAAATACACCTTGGTTATTATACAAACTAGTTGAGCTAGTGCCTAATTGTATTCCACTAACTGTAATACCTGATATCGGTATACCTGCTCTTTGAGCTAACGCAGAAGCTGTTGAAGCTGCTATATCAGTTCCAACAGGGAAGAACCTATCAAAGGGATCATTTACTGAAACACCTGAGGTTGTTTTCCAAGCGGATGAAACAGAACTTCCACCAGCTCCAAAAATGTCTAAAACACTAAGAGATCCAAAATCAGGGGTGCCTGATGGAGCACCATAAGTAACTGTTGCTGTTCCGGTGGTTGTTCCATTGGAGCTAGATACCCAATATGCTTGGGGTCCATGATATCCTGCATCTGCTGGATAAGTTCCACTTACAGAAACATGGGCAGCAGTTAATTTGGAACCATCAGCAATATTCCAAATCATCAATCTATCACAATCCGACCCGCTAGCATTGTAAAAAATACCGTCTAATGGACTAGCATTTGGACCTTTTCCAAAATGCACATTATTTACATTTACAGTGCTATTACCTAAAGCTCTAACGCACATTCCACCTAAAGTTTTATCAAAATTAGCTAAATATCTTAAAGTATTAGTAGTTGCATCATTGCTAAAAGTTGGATTAACTGTTTCTGCATATCCGATAGTGTTTGTTGAATTTACTGTGACTGCATTAGAATCTATTGGATTTGGCAAGAATCTTATAGATCCATTACCTACATAAGCAGAAGTCTCTCCAAGATTATAATCAAAATCAGCTACTGAAGAACCTATGGTTCCAGTCCAATAGTTTTTATAATTTCCTAAATCATGTAAATGAATAGTAGAATTTCTATTTGCAACTAAGCAAGCTCTTGTTGAATGCAAATCAACTGAAGTATGATTAGTGTTTGTACCAAGACTTAAAGTGCTAACAGCTAGTTCACCTGTCTCATTATCGACTGCTGGTCCAATATCAATTACTGAATTATCTTCAGCTAGAATTGAAACTCCTGCTTGACCAACCACACATGGACCTGCTAAAGATATTTTTGAATTAGCCCCAGCATATAAAGTAGACATCTTAGCTTGTTTTTCAAAACTTCCAGAAGTTCCTAAAGCCATGATACAGTGGTTAGATGTACCATATAAGGAACCTAGAGAATTATTAGTGCAGTTTAAAACAGTGCCATAATGTGCTACATTTTCATCGTAATCAGTATTTTGGTTTAGAAGTTGGGCTTCTAAAAACTCACCTACTGAATTATGATCAATCTTAATACCCGGAAGTTTTTGGAAATAAGAACCATTAGAAATGAAAGATACTCCATGAGAATCTTTAAATAAAAGACCCCCGGTTCCTATCGTTGGTATATTATTATATCTAGCATATTTAAATCTAGAGTTATTAGTAAGTACTAAATGCTGTCCATTAAGTTGGAAATCTACTGCTCTTCTAACACTACCGTAAGTAGTACCTACTCCAGATTTGAAATAAGTTATAGTTGAATTTTTTGCTATTATTCCTTCGTTAGTATGCCTATCGACTGTCAATTCATTAACTAGAAGTTGAGAATTGTCTAAATCAAAGCCAACTTTATTTTGATAAACATCAACTAACCCATCTAAATCTAAAATTGAATTATAGGCTTTGAATCCAGCAATTGTATTATATTCAGCAGCAATTGTTGATTGGCTTTGATCATCTAATCCACTTTCGGATACGCCTCCAACCAATTTTGAATTTTCAACTAAGAATCCGATTGGGTTTCTGGAAGCGATAAACATTAAATCAGATCCACTAGCTTGGTAATCTCTAGCTTGTGTAGAAGCTCCCCCAACTAATCCACTGAAAATTACTTCGCTATTAAAAACTTTGAATCCACAAGATTTTTTAGTAGTTCTAACTGAAAGCGTGCTAAGTTCATAATTTCTATAGGAGTAAGCACCTCTAGACAATATAATTTTAGAATTATTAAAAGAGAATCCAGATTCACTACATCTTACAGCAGTGCAATTCTCTAAAATAACATCGGAATTTAAAATCTCAATTCCATCTTTGGTTGCTGTAGTTAGGTTAATATTTTTACCATCAACAAAGAAATTTCTTATGTATATTTTACCAGAGCAATTTTTAACAGAAATTTTAGATAGGTTATTTCCATAGATTAAACCAAAAGCTGTATTTCCAGCACCTGCGGTTATTGCAGTTCTAGTAATTGCATTTAGAGGATAATTAGAGTATGCAGAAAAATCATAACCATTTGATACTGTTAAATCAGTTAAAGTTGTAGTTTCATATGCTCCCAAAGTAAATCTATTTGTTAATCCTCCGTATGGTGAAGAATCCCTTATGGCTACAGAAAGAGGAGCTTTTCTTTGAGTTACTTTTGGAAATAAAACTGAGTTAACTGCACTAAATCTAACATCATTATTTCCACTAAATACTGTAGAAGAAATATTAACACAAGAAGTTGAGTATGGTTGTCCTGTACTTGAGAATAAGGTTGCACTAACATCTGCATCCCCGATAGCGGCTATGTAAGTATTATTAAACACAGCTCCAATTGTAGCAATTGTTGCGGATGCATTATATGATTTTACATAATTTCTATTTATTATTTCAATAGATCCATTTTCAACTATTTGGAAATCATGTAATTCTAAAGCGCCTAAATCTCCGAAGTTTGCAACCTCTATTAAAACAGGGAATCTAATTACTCTAGGTAATGATGCTATAGCAGCACTTACTGTTGTATAAATATTTCTATTTTGAGCAAGTGTTAGTGCTGGAGTGTCTGCACTAACTGTAAGTGCTAATCCAGTAATGGCAGAAGTTGGATATCCAGCATACTCCCAAAGTTCATAAGTTCTTTCTTCTAGATCATATAAGGGTAAGTTGTCTTGTTCCCAGTTGTAAAAAGAACTAGTATCAAACTTACTAACATAAGGAGTCCAAGAATTATAAACTCTTAAACTTCCACTAGAAGTGTAAATATCATTTGAATTAAAAGCCATGTTAGAAGTTTATTGTCCATCTAAAAACAAGACTAAAATCTTCAGTCTTTAAAATATCACTAAAATATCTATAAGCAACTAACAAAGAAGCATCGGTTGCAGATCCTTGTGGATTTTTCATAAATAAACCAATCTCATTTAAAGGTTTATTGCTTCGTATAGTAGTTGAGTTTGCGGCATCTTCATCTAAAACTATTGTATACCGAACAGAGTTATCATTTATTCTCGTAACTTTACTTCTTGGTAGTTTAATAAAAAGTTTATTAGATAAAATTGATCCATTAGCTAACTGATTAGAAGTAATTACACTTTGATCTGCATTAACTCCATATTCGGCTAAAGATGATAAAGGTCCTGATAATTGGAAAGTAGTGCTTGTTTCTAAACTAGAGTTACCAGAAACACCAAACTGCACTCTATCCAAATGAAAATCTGTAACTTTAGTTGAGCCTAATCCAGCAAAAAGAAAAGATAATCCAACACCCATGCCAGATACAATAATATTATGGTCATCAAAAATAAGTTCTTCTGAACCATCTTTAAATAACTTGCTGATAGTTAAGTGGCCGTTTATACCTAAATCTTCTATAAAATTCATAAGAATTTAATTCTCCAAACTATTTGCATAGCAGAAATACTAGAAAGTGAGTGTTGAACTATATTTTTAGTAAAAGTTTTTTTGCAGAATAATCTATATTTCCTAGGATTATTTAGCTGACTAAATGAATATGGAGGAAAATTACCTGCTTGAATTGATTTACTTAAATCAATCGTCCACATTCCAATATTATAAACTCCTCCATTAAAGTTTAAACAGATACAATCTGTTTGGGCTAATCTAGTTCCATAAACTAATTCTCCAGTGGAGCTAAAAGTTGATTGAGTACTTAACTGTAACCCACTACCATTTATAGAAGTAAAATTAATATTAGAATTGGCAGAAGGACTTATCATGTGAATAAACCCATGATAATCAATTAATTGTCTACCATTGTAAGTTCCTGTAGCACCTAAAGCTGCTGAAGCAGCGACAGAACTTGGTACACCTGTTCCGGGATTAAGTTGATTGATAGAGGATATCAAGTAAGATGCACCAGTATTTGATGACATAGCATAACTACCCAATAAAACTGCTATGGGAGCGGATGCCCCAAACTGAGCATATAAAGGTCCTATTCCTGCAATATTTAAATGATGTCCTTGGTCTTCAATAACTACTCCAGCACTTGTAGTATAAGGTAGTTGTATTGTAATTCCCGACCAAGACCCAGAAGGGGAAGCAGATAATTCTAATTTAATATCTACAGGATTAGGTATCCTTGGAGATCCTGCTGTATATGGGGTATATGTAGAAGTAGCTAATCCATCTTGTAATACTGTAAATGCTGTATTACTTAATCCACTTACAAGTAAAGGATAAGTTGTATCGTGTATATTTTTTGTATATGACGCTGAAGGAGCACCGAAGGTTATTGCTTGGATGGTATAATTAGAAACATCTAAAAGTGCGCTACTTGAGGGGATACCTGACAACCCATCAAAAGCAGTTAATGCATCAACAATAGTTTTCCCTGCACCATCTACAATCAAGTTATTTTCTTGATGTAAAAGGATTTGTTTATCATCTTCGATTAGGTAAATTTCTACTGTTCCACGCATTAGTTAACAATGTCCAAGCTAGTTATTTGTGAGCCTCCACCACCAGCCAAAGCTGCCAAATCTGGATGTATCTTATAATTTATTCTACTTCCACCACTTGTATCTAGTATTCCAGAAGAATTTGTTGCAACTCTACTAGTATATGGATCTATTATCAAATCGTTGAAGAATCTTAATATTGATCTTAATTGTTCTTTATCTGTATAAAATCTAGCTTCCTCGACGAAAGGCACTAATGGAATAGAACTTGTCTCAATTCCATAATTGAGTTGGAATCCAGAATTCTGTTTTAAAGTTAAATCTTGTAAAGAGATAGTGCTAAGTAAAAGATATTTCGATGTATCTGGTTGATTTAATTTAAATATTTCAACATAGTAATTTATGTCCTGTCCATGAACTAAATTTCTAAGTTTATAATAATGCTCTGGTACGGGTATTATTTGTAAGTATTCATAATTATTATAGATTGTATAATTTCTTGTATCAAAAGGAATATCGAAATTTTCTAAATAATTTTCTTTGAAATAATTAAAAGTTGGACTAGGAGGTAATTCAGTTACCGTCTCATATTCCTGAACCTCATTACCTATGCATCTTTGTCTTATATCAGATCTAAACTCCGGGTCATTAACAACTGAGAAAGTTCTAAAATTTTTAATGTGTGCTAGATCATTTAATAATATTCTTTGGGTTAAATTATCATAAACTATTAATTCCCACTTTTTTCTAGGTGTCCAACACCACATTAATTTATCCCCATTTTCGGCAGTTATAACATCAGTATGAATCCAAACACCTAAGGCACCACCACCATAATTGGTAGAATTATCATTACCTATTTGAGCTTTAATATTTAAATTAAAATAGTGGTCTTTTATTAATGTGTTAGCTGTAGATCCGTATGCAGATAAATCAAATCTTAATCTAGGTAATCCGTTAATAGAATAACTCTTAATAAAAAGTTTATCTGCTAAAAATTGATCGTCATTTTGTTCAAACAATGATTGATCCAATTTAATTAATTCAAACTTATTATTTCTAGATGCACCAGATGTTTGTACAAATTCAATACCGCTTAAGATATGTGGATTTCTGAACTCAGCATTGCCAAATTGGCCTGAACTAAATATTCCTTCTAGAGGTACAATCATTGAGTTAATTGTACTAGCAATATAAGTTCCTGAAGCATAACCATTATTTACAGCACATGTCGTAAATACCCCTGAGCCTTCCCCGTATCCTATTGGTACAATTACATCCAAAGAAGATGCAATATAATTACCTTCTTGGGTTGTTACTGCTGATCCTTCTACAGAAAAATTGGCATTGTATAATAATGGACCAAAAGTATGTGAGAAGATATTAGCTCCAGTTTCATCAATACTTGAAGGGCCTAAACCGTGATTAAAATATTTTTTATAGTCTTTAAATAGTAAGTGAATTCCTCTACCAAATTTAAAGTTTTCATAATCAGAATATGAATTTATCCCCATTACCCCGCTATTAATATAATTGTTTGCTACGCTCAGTGCTTGATTTTTCCAATGTGAATCTTCATTGTATGAGGTGTTTGAAGATACAATAATCTCTGATCTTGCTAATGCTTCATTTTCTTTTATTGAATGCATTGCTCGATAAATATAGGGTATTTGACATCTATCCACATAGCGATCATGCCTGCTTCCGATCTCAGTCATCTTTGCATCTGAATCTAATTCAAATGCTCCTCTACAAGGATAGGTATTGCTGGTATCTATTCCAAAGAAAGTGTTATCTGATGATAAATTTTCACAAGGATCCCAAACACCTGAAGGGTTTGTATAATCGTATACTGGGTAGAATGAGTTTGATGAAGCAACAAATCCTAATACGATGAATCCTTTAGAAGTTTCTAATGCAAATGCAGATGATCCATCAAAAGAAATAGGTTGATTAAATCCTGTTCTATCGTAATATTTTTCTTGAGGAAGAACAAACTTATAATTTCTTCTTCGCAATGATTTTCTTGGAGTTGTATTCGTATAATTTGTAGAACTAACTAATAAATCATTGAGAGCGTCAGCCTCTTCTCGTTTAAATGTAGTTAATCCTTCAGGTGTTATAGTTCCTGTGAATATACCACGAATGTTTATTCCAGATGCTTCCCTACCAGCAAAGACACCGCTGACTAAAGAATACATTGTTTGTTGTTCTTTTAATTCTATAGTATTAAAACTAGTTTCAGAGGTAGTATAATTTTCTACAGGAGATGATGCATCAACTAGTAAAATAGGAATAGCATGTGCAGGCAAAAATTTGTTTAATACTTCTTTAGTTTGCGTCAAGGCATATTTGCTATCTCCAGTAATATCTCTCTTAGTAAAACTAAAATTAGTAGCACTATAGTTAATTAAAACATGAGAAGATTTAGCATTCCATAAACTTTGAATATCAAAATCCATACCTTGCTGCATATCTAAAGCTTCAAAGTAATTAACTGGATTTTGCATTGCAGAGAAGAACATTAAGAAATCATTTA